TACTGGCCATCATTGGATCGGGTTGGGTTGTCTGACATTTTTTAAAAGAAGTTGGGTTTTAATCCCCCATCCCTTTGATAAGCAGGGATGGGGGCCTATAGCATGAGAACATAAACGGCAATGAGCAATAAGAAAACACGGCCAAGTTACCTCCTGTAATCATGTTTGTCAATAGCCTTTTCCTGCCTCTTTGACTTGTCCCGGCGCTGGAACTTCCTGGCAGCATGAGCAATGCCACCGAAGGAATCCGCTCCATGACAGGCCCAATCGTGGACAGGAGCAGTGGATTTATCGCCAGTTTTCTCATCAATCTGACTCCGGTAAGACCGAAGGCACTGGATCCCCCGTTTAGTGGCCTTTTCATCAAAGTAACAGCGCGGAAGTGTATTCCTGACATCATCAATGCGGTCATGGACATCCTCGACCCGTGGGACAACTTTAGGCTTAACACCAAGCTTGCGGAGCGTCTCATAACGACTTTTACCATCATTAAGCTCCCTAACCTTAACATCATGCGGCAACCAATGATCACCATAACGATATTGAGCCCTATGCTTCTTCTCCATCATCTTAACGTAGAACGGCAAGCCCTCACCGGAATTCTCGTAGTAATCAATGAGACGAATCTCTGATCTATGTAATTGAAAAAACCAGATAGTCATACTATCATCCATGCCCAAGTCCCAACTGGTGTGAACAGGAAGTATCGGATCCCATGGAACCTTGCCAATTCGATTAGTCTCAGCAGCGGCCATCATTTCGTTAGCATAATAAGCCCCCTCAATGGGAGCCTCAAAACTAACCCAATACTCCTGTTGAACAAGAGGCTCTTTCATACCCATGCGCCTATCGTCATCAATAAGGGACATAGGGACAGCCTGAGTATCGTCCACGGTCAACCGCTCCGCGTACCATAGAGGATTATCCTCCGCCTCCCTGAGAAGATCATAAGCGAAATTATGTCCCCGTGGCGTATAGATAAACATAGCCCAACCATCATTGGCTGAAAGGATCGGCCTAATAAGGTCATACGTAGTCGGTGACATCAAAGAGTATTCTGAGAATACACAACCAATAGGATTGCTACCAACCAGCGAATCGGGGTCATCGGCTCCGACAACCTGGTAGATACTCCCATTCTTAAACTTAATAGTCATCTCAGTGTTGTTCACTGACTCAATAAGTTCCTTAGGAAAATAATCAATGAACTTCCGTCCATCATTCGTCGTTCCATTCCAGGCGATCTTCTTCCCCTGCTTATAAGTAGGAAAAATATGCCAATAAATACCCACGCGCTCATGGGCAGCGACACAAATCCGATTAATAGCAAACAAGTCCTTGCCCGCCCGCCTGTGCCAAACGTGCACCCCACGCTTGCCGCCATTCTGGTAATAAAGCCAAGCTGGCAACTGATACCCGCGAGGGGTGTACTCATACGGTAAATCTAATTGAACGGCCATTAGTCAGTGGGGGTGGTAGTTTCCTCATTTAACCTAACAACGGTGTTAGAGTGTGACTCGCGGGTCATGGTCATACCATTAGAGCAACCCTTGAACATATCATCCTCGATAGCCTCTTGCATTAACTGAATAACCTTCCTAAGACTAAAATCAGTAGAAGTATGTAGGGTGGTTAAGTAAATTAGCCTGTCCTCAAGAGGACTTCTCGACTGGAGGTACAGCTTCGCCACCCTGTTCCTCACACTGTCCGAAAGTTCGGATGCTGGGTGCGGACTTGTGTTGATCAATGAGGGAGGGGGTTTGCTGGGGGCTGGTGGATTCTGGGGGTGTGACATTCTTGAGTTCTGTACTTGTGGAATTATTCGGATTATCACCAAAATTATTAATAGTAACCTGTATATTAGAGCCCTCGTGGGCATGTGGATCCGTGACCTTCATTGCAGGGGCAATATACCGCACAAACTCCTTATGAATACTCATGCGTTCGGAGATCGTGGGAATCCGCTCCACCTCCCTGGTGGCCTGGGGGTCCTGTTCCGTGGGGGCGTGAACTACCTCTGTATAACCCTGCCCCTGGGCCATGGATATAAGCTCCTGAACGGGATCATAATTATTAGCCTGAAAATATACCAATAAAGCATCCCGCATCTCACTGGGAGTAGGCTTTTTCGAGCTACCAATGAGCTTCTTTGCCTGGTTCACTGCTGTGGATAACCCACCCTTCAGTGTTTTAGCGGTTTTCGTTTTCGATTTGGACGGCATTATGTAGACAATGTGGAAAGTATTAAAAAAAGCAAGGAAAAATTTTCGATATAGCCGGGCTGGTGATTGAGGGTATGTCTTACCGATGCGGCTAAAGCCTTTGGGGGGTGCCCCCCGTCCGCGACCCTCGACCGACCGACCTCTTTCATATATACAAGGTCACTGTGTCGCATGAGCGCAGGTCTGTATCCTTCTAAGCACTGGTGGTGATTTAACTAACCCACCAACCCATACACGCTATGAACTACATAATGTACCTAATTGCAAAGCACACTGGCCACAAAGCCACCTTACACGCCGAATGTAACCTACGCAAGTGGGTCAACGGCAAACTATACCGTGACTACACGTTCACCGATTACGCCAACATGATCACGATCCACGCGCAGTGGGTCGAGGTTAATGGCAAGGTGGAGCGTGTAGCCAAAATCAACTGGAAATAACCACCAACCAACAGAAGAAATGAAAGATCCAATAATACTAAAACCAACTGGGCGTCGTCCAGTGAAGATCAATAACGCGAACGTCCTTGGTGAAGCCACGGACGGTGAGAACACGGTGCAAATCATCCGCTCAGGGAGCGGTAAGATTTGCCACTGGCACCTGAACTCAAGGCTCAAGAAGCTGAAGGTCTACAACGATGAAGACGACTTCGCGGCTAACGCTAAGATGGGCTTCTTGACGTTAAAGGCTGCGGAAGCGGCCAACTTGGATATCTCAGAAGAGATCGAATGAACTGAACAACTAACCATTAATTCAATTAGCTCCCTTCTCTGTCCACTGATGGATGGAGAAGGGAGTGCAACTAACTAGAAAGTAAATACCATGAGTAATGTAATCACTGAACAAATTGACATCAACGCAGCATCGGACGCAGAGTTCGAAGCATTCATTAAGGCTCGCAAGGAAGCTGCTGCTGCCAAGCGGAAGCAGTTGGAGCGTGCTAAGATCATGAATCGCCTCGACTATGAGGAGATGTGTATTGAAACCGATGGCCTCACTCCATCTTTCATTGATCTTGGCAACAAGGTCATCGGCTTCACGAACGGCGACAGGCTGCCACTCAATGTAGACGGTGAGACCTTCACCATTGAAGGACTGACCTCTCAATACATGGGAGAAGCTGCTGGTCTCCCTAAGATCCTCCCTGGCCATGGTTTCCTGGGTGCTCGACCTAAGTACATGGATAGCTGGAGCCCATGTCCAGTAAAGTATGGGCAACTGCGGATCGGAATCACCTGGTTCGACTGCACATTGTCGGAGCAAGGATGGCGATTCACTGAGAAGGAGCCTTATTTCGGAGAATAACGAACATCGGATCACGGGTTACGAACATCGAACAGCAGAGTACGATGCAATTCACTCGCAACAGTGAAGGCATCCTCGAAGGAGGGGGCAGGGTCATATTCCCTGTCCTCTCTGAAGAGGATTATGTCGAGGAAGAAGTCACCCTCGACGACATCCTGGCCGCCGAAGACTCGGACGACTGCCAGTCGCAATTATATAATGAGTACGCACCCGCGCGTACTTATATAGAGACGGAGGTGCGCGGCCAAGCCCTCGAACCAGGACTCATCCTCCACGGAGTCGAACAAAACTGGTTCGAAATCAAGCCGGAGTATTACGGAACAACCGAAGGAAAACGATCAAAGCCACTAATAGGCGCCCCGAAGATATATGTAGACTACGAGGAGTATCGCGACAAGCGGGAAAACCCAATGTTCACCATCGAGTATGATGGTGGCTCCGACATCGAACTCATGGTCGCTGATGGGGAGTATTATGACCCCGATGAAGGGAAGTATAAGAAGCAATGGAAGCGCAGCCAGGACTTGGCCGACATTGAGGTCATTAAGACCCCATGTAAGGTCAGTAAGCGATACCCGCACGGGTATGCACTGACCATGAAACGCAGTCAGTGCTTCGTGGCCGAGGATAGGCATCCTAGTGAGTTATCTGACTATCCATGGGGGCTTAATCCCCATATTGACGCAGAATTAAGGAAGGGATGTGAAGAAAAGGAAATGT